CATAGAAAATCTTTCCCCAAGTTTTCGAAAGCAGATTCTCCAGTATGAGCATTCCAAACTCGGAAAACAAGAGATCTATGCCGAGCTTCTAGATCCTGAGGACACAGGTATTATTAAACGCTCGATGTTCAAGCTTTGGCCTTCTGGTAAAGCTTTCCCTAAGTTTGAGTACATTGTCCAAAGTTACGACTGTGCAACCTCAGAGAAAACTCAGAACGATGCCACTGCCTGTATAACCTTAGGGGTCTTCAAGCCCACTGATGGCCCAATGAGTGCCATGGTGATCGACTGTTGGCAAGATAGGCTTCAATACCCTGATCTACGTCCCAAGGTCAAAGAGGAGTTTGAGGTGGTGTTTGGCGAGGGAAAGGACAAGAAGAGGGTGGACTTGATACTGGTGGAGGACAAGTCAGCAGGTATCCAGTTGATTCAGGACTTACAACGAGCGCATCTGCCTGTTCGGGCCTATAACCCAGGTCGCATCGACAAAGTTCAAAGGCTCAATGTGGTCAGCCCAGTTATTGTCCATGGACGAGTTTGGATACCTGAGAGTGGTAAGAACAAGGGCTTTGTCAAGGACTGGGCAGAAGGCATGGTCAGCCAAGTGTGTGCCTTTCCTGAGAGTGCTCACGATGACTATGTAGATGCCATGACCCAAGCCTTGAGGTTCCTGAGGGACACTGGATGGTTAGATGTTGATGGGCCAAGGCCAGATGACTACGATGAAGACGATTATGTGGACTCAGGAATGGCTAAGTCCAAAGGCAACCCCTATGCACAGTAAGCTAGACCCAAAGCCAAACCCTAGGCATAATAGTGGTTATTCCTACAATCCGAGGTCATAATGCCTAACCCTCGTGCTCAACAGCCTTTATCATTTGATCAGATCGTTAAAGATGCCAAGAGCCTTGGTGTACCTGCACAAGCCCTGTTGGATGCTCTGGCAGGTGGTGTAAAGGGTTCTGTTAGTGCTACAGTGGGTGCCCCTGCTGACATCTATAACCTCGTCAACGATTTCTCTTTCAGAGGACAACTCCCTAATCTACCTTATGGCTCAGAAGACATCGCCAAGATGTTGCCTGATGTCATACCTTCCCAAGACAAGTCACGCCAACACAGTGCTGAGTATGGTGAGACCATGGGGAGCTTTATCCCTACACCTATGGCAGGCCAAGCCCTAAAGGGTGCTGTTAAGCTAGGCAAGGTAGGAGCTAGAGCCTTAGGTGAGGAGGCAGGCAGACGAGCAGTGATGGGTGAGTCCTTCACTCCCTTTGTCAATACAGCCATCCCCCAGACTCATGTGGTCAAACCTAAAGGTGGCAATTGGTTTACAGGTGAGGTTGAGAAAGGGCTGAAGGGGTTAAAGCAAAGAACTCCTGCAGGCAATGATTCAACCGAAATGCTACGTCAAATGCGTGAGCGTTATACGCCAGAAGCAATGGCAAATATGCAAGAAGGATCTAGAGCAAATATAATTGAAAACTTTGTTCAATTAGAAAAAGACGTAGCACTCAACAACTGGGTAGACAAGAACCTAACCAATTACGTTAAGAATCAAATGGGTACGCCAGATGATCCAGTGCGTAAGTTAGCAGAAGAAGGGATTGTCCATAAGCCATTTGAAGATATATCACAGTTTGATAAAGATGAATTGGGAAAGTATCGTGCTGAACAAGGATTCCCTCCTGAAGGTTTAGGCAAGTCTCCAGAAGCTCAGGCTTGGGAAAATGAATCTGACTTTACTTTTAATATTAAAAAAGCAAAAGGCCTTCAAGAACTTCCTGAAAAAATAGCTAAAGCAGAATTAGCTAACGCAGAAAGAATACAGGCAGAAGCTAATTTAAATTCAAAGGTTGCTCAATATTTTAAAAACAATCTTCCTAATTTAACCGAAAAGGATTTAAACAATTTAGTTAAAGGATTGGGATACGATGAAAAAGAACGATTGATTGATGATAATACTTTTTCAAATACACTTGCAAAACTACAAAAACTTACGTCTTTTGATGACGATTACAACTTAAAACGTCTTCAAGAAAACCCATGGGTCAACAAGGTTGCACCTGACACTAATATTTATTCAGCCCAAACAGGTGGCCTTGGTTTTGACCATATCCTTGATGTGCTTAAAGAAGATGTAGCTAGTGGACGCTTACGTCCAGAGAGCCTCAAGAACGTCAGTATGGAGCAAGCTGTACGCAGAGCACATGAGTACGACCAAGAATTAGCCAAGAAAATGGAAGACGCTAGGGCCAAAAATCTTGAAAGCATGACTGTTCACAAAGAGTATCCCGAAGGATATAAATGGGTACAGCTAGATAAGCCGGGGCAGTTTTCAGCAGAGTCTGATGCTATGGGTCACTCTGTAAGGGGCTATGAGCCACCCATATTCCATCCTGACTGGGTTGAGGGTTCTGGTGATTCGGGAAGCTCTGGCTATGGTTTAGGAGGTTGGGAAGCGATTAAGAGTGGTAAAGCTAAGGTTTACTCATTGGTTGATTCCAAAGGTAATCCACATACAACGGTTGAAGTTGGCAAAGGTAGTCATCCAATTGGAACTAGTGGTAGAGGTAGTAACTTCCCACATGAGTTGACATATGGTAATTATGCTGATCCACCAGTTCAGATTCCTGAAGAAACAAGACAGCAAATTTATAATTTAGGTAAGAAACTTTATTTTGAAAACCCAGATGCTTATGCTGAAAATAGGCTACTGTCAGGAAATAAAGCTCCTGAACCATGGGACAGTTTTCAGAAAGCGGCAGATATGTTGCTTGGCGAAAGACCCGGTTACATCAAACAGATCAAAGGCAAAAGCAATCGTGCTCCCAATGATCAATACCTTCCTTTTGTCCAAGACTTTGTAAAGTCAGGCAACTGGAGTGATGTGGGGGATATACACAATACTGGATTGCACGATACAGCAATGACTGGTGCTCAAGACATAGGTAAAGCAATCGGATTTAATCTTCCAAGATTTATGGCTAAAGAAGATTACGAAACCGTAATGTCTTTGATTTACAAATATAACAATTTAAAACAAATGCATGGTGAGAAAGCTCCCATGCCTGAGGAACTAAAGTCATATTTACCCAACCAAGAGCCTCCAGTAGAAGGCATGAAGAAGGGTGGAGCAGTTAGCATATCTGATAACCCTGACACTATGTACATGGAGTTGATGGACAGAAAAATGCAGGCAGGTGGGGCTGTAAGTAAGCTTGCCAAAGTTTTAGCCAAAGAACAGCAAGCCCTAAAAGCATCTGAAGCTTTAGGAAAAATTGAAGGTAGGCCTCTAGTTGTTACGCAAACAGATAGAACTAAGGTGGGTGGGGGTTACTTAGGAGGCTCAGGCTTTTCTGGTATTCAACACACCAATCCTGAGTACAAGTCTGCAGAAGCTACTTGGGGGGTGAAGACACCCGGAGTTGCCAAGATGATTCTTGGTGGTGGTCAAAAAGCAGGTGAAAATCCTGTCTTTTCCACATTGATTGGCTCCCCCACTCAGCACCAGTCTAATCAAATGGTGTTTGACAAGCTTTACAAAGAGTTCATGTTAGCCAACAAAAGAGGTGAGCTTGACCCTGATCTTAGGGACTTGATCAATGAAAGATTGGCTAAAGCTGTGGACAAGGATAAAAATCCTATATTTCCATCCGATGTAGACATCACAAACAAAGAGTTTAAAAACTTAGCCAATACCTTTGATCGCAGGTCAGTTGCAGGCCATCTTTTCGGTGGAGTTGGCGTAGGTGGCAAAAAAGGTCAAGTCATTGATTACGATAAGATTATTCGTAGTACAACCGATCCTGCCTTATTGGATGTTCCTTCTGGTTCAATTGGGAACAGGCTGTTTACGCTAAATGGTGGGATTATAGATAGACCAGACTTGCATCCTGCTTTTCCTACCATTCTTCAAGGAGAGGACTTTGGGTTAACCTTCAATCCTGTTCCTAAAGAACTATTGATGAAAGACTTTATTGCAAAGACTAGAGCAGAAAAAGGCAGAGACCCCGGCTATATGGATTACACCAGAGGCTATCCTCCTTCCCAACTCATAACTGAAGAACTTTTAACTGAACTGCAAAAGCAAGGTCATAAAAAAGGTGGAGCTATCAAAAAAGCCAAAGTTGGCAAGATAAGTAATAACCCTGACACCATGTTCATGGAACTGGCAGACAGGAAGTTAGCAGGTGGTGGTGCTATCA